CATGTCCATTTCTTCTGGACCAAAGTTTATTTCTGCTGAACCGTCTTCTATAAAAGAAACCGCAGCACCAGTGTCCATGGTCCCTGGTTCTTCGATCTCGACCGTTTGTCCGTCCTCGACGTCTAAGTCGATTAGATCAGAAATTCGATCTATGTTCGTCGGCTTGTTTCCGCCAATCATTGCCATTAGTTAGTCCCCAAACAGTCTGTTGAGAAGCAATAAGTCCGCTATTGAGCCTTCTTCAAGTCCGGGTTCTGGATCAGGTTCGGTATAATCGAAACCAAACATTCTCATATTATCCGTCGGATCATCTGAACCTGGCCCTGGCCATGTCGTATCGTCCGATATTTGACTGTTTCTTTCAAAAAGCGTTGCTCCTGGAGTAATATCCCGGAGTAAGTTTCCTACTCCCCCTTCAAAAGGGTATGTATAGTCGCCTCCATCCATCTTTGTTGATTTTAGCATTTCACCAACCGCTGCTCCTGGACGCTTTCCTCTAAACTCTGGGTCAACAAGAATGGAGTCTTGTATCATTTCAGGAAGTCTGCCTTCTCTGGCTGCCCCTTCTAGTCCCATACCTGCACCGAGGCCCACTGTTGCGCCGAGTCCGATTTTCAAAATATCTTTGGCGAGTTTAGTTGGGTCTGCTTTAGCAAGTTGAGCAGAGTTTGCATTTCTAAGGGTTGTTGCTGCTGATTTAATCGCTTCTATTTTTTTAGCGGGTGGAAGATCCATTTTCATAACTGAAGCTCTAATCATGTCCATAGTTTCGTCTCCGACTTGTTTGGCTCGCATAACCTGGCTTGAAGCTCCAGGCATATAAGGCGGCACAAACTCAGTCGCTTTGTCGCCCCTTTCCGCTATTTCTTCCGGGGTCAGTCGACGGTTGACCTTGGGTTTTGGACGCAAAGATCCAATGCCTCTCTTCATTGCTTGAGTAAGTAGGCTTCTAATAGCCATTAGTATACTCCGGTAAAGTTGGTGCCTCTTTCTGCGATGCCTCCGCCTCTTGATTTACCTTTGCCTGCTCCGGGTTTTGGCCCTTTGCTGGTTTTCATTTTTTTGGTTTTTGCATAAGGAGCAAATCCTTGGTCCTTGATGACTTCGCCTTTTTTAGCTTTCACTGTTTTCTCCTAGTAATATTCTTTGATTCTGCGCGGAGCGTTCTCCTGCATATCATAATCTGATTCTAACCCAATAAAGCCTCCCTGTCGATAACGCAACAGAGCCTGTGTAGTTGAGTCTACCAGATCATCATGTTCTCCGAAAGGAAATGCCGCGCATTCTTCGACTAATTCTTCTGCCCAACGGGTTTCTGGCACATAAACCATGCCTGCTTCCAAAATCGGCGCAACCGTGTTCACTCTTGCAATTTTATCTTGCCCTTTACCAGGGGAATAATTTACTACTGGAATCCCCGCTTGTCGTAGTTCATCGGTTAGTGGCATTCCAGAGGCTTTGGCTTCAATGATAATGGTGTCAGGATCCCAATATTTGTACTGCTCAACGGCTTCTCTTTTGAGCTCAGGAAAATCCCACCGCCCTTTTTTAACATCGAGCAGCAACAGTGCCGGTCGCGAAGACCCTTCGTCAGGTTGAAACACACACCAAGTGGTAATAGCAGAAAAGTCAGCGGTTTCTTTTTTGGAAAACGCCGTATCGTAGCTTTGAATGACAAAGTGCATTTCTGGCACCTCTTTTTTAGTCCATTTTTTCCACCACTGACGTTTTAGTATCGCCCCTTCTTCCGATGTCGGGTTTTGCATCCATTGGGCTTCCCATTTGGATACGGGAAGTGACGCTTTTACCCCTTCCAATTCTTCAATTTTCCAGTATCCGGGCCATAAGGCTTTGCCGGATTCGGGGAAAATAGCCGGAAATTCTACGACCTCCCACTGATCAGCGTGTTCTTCGACCTGTTTGCTCAGCAGTCTCCCGGTTAAATCTTTAGTGCTCCATCTTGTCATCACAATAACAATGGCACCGCCTGGTTGTAGTCGTTGTCGTGGGCCTGAAGAATAGTATTCCCAAGCATTGTCCAGGGCTGTTGGTGAAAGTGCATCTTGTTCACTGTGAATGTCATCGAGCACTAGCAAATCGGCCCCCCGACCGGTGACAGCTCCGCCAATACCCGAATAAAACGCTTCGCCACCGCCATTGGTTTCCCAACGCCCAGCAGATTTTGAATCCGCTTTTAGCGCCACGCCTGGGAAAACGGCTTGGTATTCTTCTGCGTCAATAATATCTCTGACGCGTCTACCGAAACGAAAGGCAAGTTCAGCTGTGTGAGTAATTTGCATGACTTTGAGTTTTGGATTTTTGCCAAGAACCCAGGAAGGGAAGTAAGTGCTGGCAAATTCAGACTTCGTGTGTCTGGGTGGCATATTAACAATAAGCCGTTTCAGCTCGCCGCGTGCGACTCGTTCGAGCTTCTCAGCAAATATTTGGTGGTGTCGACCTTCAATAAAGTCTGGCCACATGTGTCTAACATACGTCAGAAAGCTTTCTGCGCCATTGCGTTGGAGTTGTTTAGCGTTTAACGCCTCAGTTAGTTCAATTAATTGCTTAGTCGCATCAGGGTATTGCTCTGCTAAACGTTCCAAGTCAATGTCTACATTATACGTCGATTTAGTTCCTTTTGGCATTTATTAATGTGCTTCTTTTTAGCATTAGGGTTGTTTATATAGTCTATTAGGTCCTTGGTCGAGGTACCTTTCATCCAATGATAACGGACCAAGGTCTTGCCGGTCCTACGGTTAAAGAGCTTTTCTGTCGGTTTAAATTTAATCGGCATTTTCTTTATTGTGCGTGATGTTTTTGCACCACCAGTAAAATTCACTTTCTCCCAAGGTATGTTTCATTGTATTCACTCTTTGTGTCACCAACTGAACGTTACCTATTATATAGCCTTTATTCGGGTCTTTTCTATCAATACTCACATTAAAGTCCTGTTTGCCTTCGCCACCGTGCCACGTCATAAAGACACCCGATAATGCACATTTTCCATTTTGTTTTCGCCAAATATTTTTAATATTATACATATCGAGTTCCCATTCCATGTCTTTCCGCGCATTTTTGAGTTTTGAAAAAACCACAGCAAGATAGGATTCCGGGCTATGATTCCTTGCCGCGTTTCTTTGAAAGGAGGTACAGCGTCTACAAACGTTTCGCTTGCCAGTGTATTCTTCTTGGAGAAGTTCTCTTTGGCAGGTGACGCAAGTTTTTTTCATATAAAAAATTTTTCCTTCGACCAGGGACTCCTAGACCCTTTTTGTTATATAAAAGGGATCAAAAAATGTCAAATTTTCTGAATATTCTGTACCCGTCTGTTTTCTTCTCTTTAGAAGATAGTAGACAAGCTAGCAATAGGGGGGGATGGCCTATGGCATCATCTCACTTCGTTCGATTCATCCCCCCCTATTGCTAGCTTGTCTGGGCGACCGACCTGAGTAGCAAGCAAGTTTGTAAGTTTGTTCTTTTATAGATAGAAAAGACAAGCAAGTGCTTGCTTGTCTTTGGGCGACCGATTTAAGTAGCGAGCGCCTGATCTGAATAGTCAGGCGCTCTGGGCTAGGTTAATGTGTTCTCCATACTCTAACAACACCTGAGCCAATGCTTCTTGAAGTACATTTCATTCCATGCTTTATAAAAGCGCTTCGAACATTTGCCTTTGCTGAATAATACCCATTAATCTGTGCTACTAATTGATCTGGAAGTATGAAAGAATCGCCAATTTCTAATTGAACAATTACTTCTTCCATCTCTTTCCTAACTGGCGACATTGGCACTCCCCAATGTGCTCTTTCAGTTATAGGAATGTTTTTGTTTATAACTATAGTCATTGTGTTCCCCCGATATGATTAAGTTGAGTGTTAGTTACCCCATCTCCAAGAATTTGCTTGATGTCCCGAAGTTTCATTGCTGAGTCGGGTGCAGTCCCTTGTTGTTGGTCTACCAACAGTTTGATTAACCCCATGACCAACTCCACATCTTGTGATGAGATATTAGCCGTAAGAGCCATGACTGGTATGTCATTGTTTTCTATTATATTTGGCATATTGCCTCCTTTGTTATAGGTACTCTTTATTGAGTACATATATGATAGTACTAAATAGTTCTAAATATGTCAAGTACTATCTTATATATATCCTTTAATAATACAGCTTGACATATGGGATAACTCAAGTAGAATTGTATACATAATCAATAAACAAAGGAGGATATGATTATGAGCAACGTACACAACACAGCACAGGAAGAACACATCATTGATGAGGTCTACAATGACAACAGTCAAGAGATGCAGTTAATGATTACTGGCGTAATGCTTAGCTTTAGATTAGACAGAGATATGGCTTTAATGAAGATAGCAGAGATGCGTATACA